ATGAATAACGAATTAGACGTTAACAACAAAGTATTTATTCAAGGCGAAATTGAAAGCCTTCCAGAATTTGACCATGCGGTTAAAGAAGATGAATTTTATAAATTCAATTTAAAAATTCCACGTTTGAGTGGACAATGTGATATTATTCCAGTTACAATTCCAAAAAGATTAATGCAAATTACAAGTTTTGAACTTGGAAAACAAATTGCGATTCGTGGCCAGTTTAGAAGTTATAACAAACTTGAAAACGAAAAAAGCAGACTAATTTTAACAGTGTTTGCAAAAGAAATTAGCGAGTATGTTGAAGGGCATGATAACAACATTATTGAACTTGATGGTTACATCTGCAAACCTGTGATTTACCGTGTTACACCACTTAATAGGGAAATATGTGATGTGTTACTAGCAGTTAATAGAAGCAACAATAAATCGGATTATATTCCATGCATTGCGTGGGGTACGACTGCACAGTTTATTGGAAATTTAGATGTTCCAGAAAGGTTGAAACTGGTTGGAAGAATTCAAAGCAGAGAATACAACAAAACAATTGGTCTTGAAGTTGTTACAAAGCGTGCATATGAAGTGTCTATTGCAAGATTAATAGATTAATTTAATGAAATAGGTAGAAATATCTATTTCTTTTTTTTGTATGAAAATTTTGTTCAAAATCGAACAAAGTTCGAACATTTTAACATGTTTTATCGAACACTTTGCCAATAATTAACATATTTTTGTAAAAAAATGTCATAAATCGTTGACTTTTCGACATGCCTTAATATATAATGACAATAAAATTAGGAGAGCAAAATGATAGATGTTTATGACAGTGAAGCAATTGTGAAAATTTATAGATTACTAACAAAAAAATGTGAAGCCATTGACAGATTTATTAATAATCACGCACTATATTTTACAAATAATGCGTATGAGTTTGGTGCGGTTGATGTGTGTAATAATATCATTGATTTAATGACACGAAAAAATCAACTAATAAACCTTAAACTTATTGTTGATTCTGCAATTCATAAGTTGTGTGAAAAAGATAAACAAGTGTTGTTTATTAAAATGAATTATAATTTAAGTATGGATGAAATATGTGGAATACTTGACCTTAAAGAACGTACTGCTTTTAGGCGCATTGAGCACGCTTTTTCTAACCTTGCTGATGCATTAAACAATTCTAAACACTCTTCAAGATTGGAACGCATTTTGTTTAGTGAGCAATGGATTAAAGATATTAAAGAAAAAGTGAAGGAACATAGGTTGGCGTATAGAGAACTTGGTTGTCAATAATCAATAACTTCTTTACCTTTATATTTTTCTTTTGATAAAATATGCTTTCCTTTAACTATCATAAGAAGGAATGCGATGGCTGGAACAGATAATATGCCAATGATAATTCCAAGATTATTATCATTGGTTGGAATTGTGTAAGGTTCTTCGGTTTTAGTTGGTTCAAAAGTTGGGTTATCAATGTAGGTTACTTGTTCAGTGTTATCTAAAATTGTGCTCATTTCATCACAAAAATCGCTGTAAACATAACCATAATAATCTTTATCCGCAGAGTATTTGCAGTAATACCAAATATTGGTTCGGCCATCAATTAAACTTTCACCAACAATTTTGCCATAGTAGGTTAAATTACGTGTGTAAAGTGGAATATATGCAACTTGGCTGGAACTTCCATTTGAAGTGTTTGGTTCGCTTCGTAAATCTCGGCTTAGTTCAGCATATACTCTAAAATTTATATTTTCAAGATGTGGAGACAAGGGAACACCAGCAATGGTTTGTACGTTGTCTTTTTTAACATATCCTGTAAGATTTAAATATTTAGCTTTATAAAAATTATCATTTGCCGAATCGGTTAATTCAACAAAGTAAGATTTTGGTAATTCAAAGTATATGTTTGAACTATCTTCTATGTCGTTAGGAGTTTTATATAGAAAAACATTATCAAACATAATGCGTGCAAAATAAGTTTCGTTTGACGTTGCACTTACTGGTAAAGTTTCTACGGTGGTGGAAAATAATAGGATTAAAATAAAAACTAACATAAAAAAATTTTAACACAAAAATTTTCAAAAATTTTGACAAGTTTAGGAAAAACAAAATGAATTTTGGTGTATATTACGGATGGAAAAATGAATTTGGTTGAAAGAATTAAACAAATAGAAGAAATTCAAAAAAAACGGAGAGAAAACAATAAGCTTTTAAGTTATAACACAGGAGAAAAAAAACATTTAAAACAACTTGCATTTCACGAGTGTCTTAAAAAAAACCGCTGGGTGTTTGGTGGAAACAGAAGTGGGAAAACAGAGTGTGGTGCTGTGGAAGTGGTGTATTTTGCAAGAGGAAATCACCCTTATAGAGAGATTAAAGGAGCAACTACTGGTTGGGTTGTGAGTTTGTCAACACAGGTTCAACGTGATGTAGCGCAAAGCAAAATTTTAAACTATTTAAACCCAGAATGGATTGAAGATGTGGTAATGTTAAGTGGTAGAAAAGATAGTTATAAAAACGGCGTAATAGATTATATTCTAGTTAAAAACGTGTTTGGTACAATTAGTAAAATTGGATTTAAAAGTTGTGATCAAGGCAGAGAAAAATTTCAAGGAACAAGTCTTGACTATGTGTGGTTTGATGAAGAACCTCCACAGGATATTTACACTGAATGTCGAATGCGTGTGCTGGATAAAAATGGTGATATATTTGCAACAATGACACCGCTTAAAGGTATGACTTTTGTTTATGATGAAATATTTTTAAACAAATTTAACGACAGTAACGTGTGGTACCAGTTTATGCAGTGGGATGATAATCCATATATTAGTGAAGAAGCAAAACGTGCAATGAAAGCGAGTATGTCGGCTGAAGAATTGCGTTCACGCCAATATGGTGAATTTTTGGATTGTGGTGGCAGAGTTTACCCTGAATTTGATGAGGCAGTTAATGTGATTGAACCTTTTGATGTGCCTTACGAGTGGCAGGATAAAATTTCCATTGACCCGGGACTTAAAAATCCGCTTTCGTGCCATTGGTATGCAGTGGATTACGATGGCAATGTATATGTGGTTGCCGAGCATTATGACAAAGAAAAAGACATTGAATATCACAGCAATAAAATCCACGAAATTAGCGAAAAATTACATTGGCACAGGAACCCAAATGGCATGATTGAAGGCCTTATTGATAGTGCTGCAAATCAAACCACATTGGCAAGCAGAAAAAGTGTTGCGGATCTTTTCTATGATTATGGAATTTTGGTTAACACCAATGTTAATAAAGATGTGTTTTCTGGTATTCAACGAGTTAAATCGTATATAAAAAACAGCTTAAACCAAAGCAAACTTTTCATATTTAATACTTGTGAAAATATGATTAGGGAAATTAAATCATATCGCTGGGGTAAAGGGGATAGTCCTGTTAAAACTGATGACCATAGTATGGACGAACTTAGATATTATATTATGAACAGGCCTGAAAACAAAAAAGTAAAAGAAAATAAAAGTATTATTCAACTTGAAAAAGAAAGACTTATTCGTTCGCTTAGGCAAAGGAGGTAATGTGTAATAAAAAATGATATTTTTAATGCAGAAACACTTAAAGCGCTAAAACAGTGCATTGTTGGGCTTACCACAAAAGAAGTTACCACGGAATATTGCCTTGATGAAGAAACAAATCAACTTAAAGTGGTTAAGCAAAAAGTGCAAGAAAAAAGTTTGCCACCTAATATTGATATTATTAAACTTGTGTATCAGCATTTGGTGGATAGTAAGCAAGATTACAACAAGCTTACAGATGAAGAATTAGAAGAAGAAAAACAGCGATTATTAAAAGAATTAAGGAGGGAAGAAATTGCTAGTAGAAAAAACCAAAGCAAAAGTAAAATGTGACGCAAGTGGTTGCGAAAACAAATGTGTATATTCCATTGTGAACAAGCGTTTTGTGTTTGATGGAAGTGTGTATTTATGTGAAAGTTGTATGAACGAATTATATGGAGAAATTGGGAAATATATGGTTCCAAAAAATTTAAAACCAATTTACAAAAAAGGGGGAAAAGATGAGTAAATCAAATACAAAAATAATAGAAGAGGTTATTGCGGATTATAAAGAAAGGCGAGAAGCGAGAAGAAGTTTGGAAAGCCAATGGCAACTAAACATAAATTTTATGATGGGAAATCAATATAGTTACATTGCTTCAAATGGCGGAATTAAACAAGATGAAAAACAATATTTTTGGCAAGAAAAAGAGGTGTTTAATCATATTGCTCCAATTGTTGAAACAAGAATTTCAAAAATTTGTAGTAGCACACCGCAAGTTACTGTTATTCCAGCAAGTACAGAAGAAAATGATGTGGAAAGCGCAAAATTAAGTAAGGAAATTATTAAGTCGGTTTCTAATAGACTTAACCTTGTTGATATTCAAAAAACTGCAACCACTTGGAGTGAAATTTGTGGTTCAGTATTCTACAAAGTTGTTTGGAACACGAACAGTGGTAAGATGGTGGCGGTTGATGAAATTGGAAATATGATTAAGGAAGGAGATGTGCAAATTGAAGTGGTTTCACCTTTTGAAATTTTTCCTGATAATTTATCGTGTGAACGCCTTGAAGATGTTAATAGCATAATACACGCAAAAGCGGTGGAAGTAAGCGAAATCAAGTCACAATGGGGTGTTGATGTGGATGCTGAAAATGTGCACGCTTTTACACTTGATAATATGAGCAACAATATTGGCGGTCTTGGCTATGATGCACACATTAAACGTGTTGCAAATGTTGAGTTAAGTAATCACTGTGTGGTTATTGAAAGGTATGTTCGCCCAAGCAAAAATAATCCTAATGGTAGGCTAACAATTATTGCAGGAAACAAACTTTTGTATGATGGAGAATTACCTTACATTAATGATGAATTAAATGGTAGAACATTCCCATTTGTTAAGCAAATTTCAAACTATATGCCAGGCAGTTTCTTCGGTGTTAGTGTTGTGGATCGTCTTGTTCCTGTTCAACGTGCTTACAATGCAGTTCGCAACAGAAAGCACGAATATTTTAACCGAACAGTTATGAATGTTTTGGCGGTTGAAGATGGCAGTGTTGATACTGATGAACTTGAAATTGATGGACTTTCTCCAGGCAAAGTTTTGGTGTATCGTCAAGGAAGTAAAATTCCTGAAATTATGCATAATCCTAAGGCAAATGTGGACTTTGATGCGGAAGAAAATCGATTATTAGATGAGTTTAAAATTATCTCAGGTGTTAGCGATATGATGACAGATAGTTACAGGAACTACGCTAATATGTCTGGTCTTGCACTTGAACTTCTTGCAGAACAGGATAACACACGTTTAGGAACAGCAATTGATAGCACAAAACTTGCTGTTAAAACGATTGCAAAATTGGTTTTGAGGTTATATAAGCAATATGCAGTTGTACCTCGTCTTCTTAAAATTGCGGGCGAAAACGGTGGCGTGCAAATGTATTATTGGGATAACAATGAAATTTGCAGTGATGACGTTGTGTTTGATTCAACTAACGAAATGGGTGAAACAATTGCTCAACGCAGAACTATGCTTATGGATTTAATTAAGCAAGGACTTATGTTTGATAACAATGGAACATTTAGTCCTAGTATGCGTAAAAAATGTTTAGATTTGCTTGGTTTTGGTATGTGGGAAAATGTTGTTGATTTAAATGCTTTACAAATTAACAGAGCAAAAGAAGAAAACTTAAAAGCATCAACAATAAACCCTGAAATTATGCCTATTGATGACCATAAAATTCATATTGATGAACACACTGCTTACATTTTAGGTGGTGAAATTAAAAATAAAATCAACTTAAAACAAATTGTTGAAAAATTGCTTGCTCATATTGAAGAACATAAAAAACTATTAGGTAGAAATTAAAATATGTAAAAACTAAATGAGATAATTATATGTTACTCGTAAACTCGTTAACATATAATCAATCTCTTTTGAAATAAAAAAATTTTATTGTGTTCGTAAACTCACAAATTTTAAACTTTTCCATAGTTAATACTGCAATGAATTGCAATTAAAAGAAAAAGTTTAAAACAAACAAAGTTTGTAATAAAATTTTAAATTTAAAAAGGAGAAATTATAATGTTAGAAGAAAATTTGGAACAACCTACTGAAAATTTAGGCTCCAAGGTAGATTTTGGCAAATTTAAAGATGCCGAAAGTTTAATAAAGGCCTATTCAAACTTGGAGGCAGAATTTACCAAAAAAAGTCAAAAATTAGCTATGCTTGAAAGCGAAGTAAACAAAGAAAAAGAAGAACAAAATCGCATAGCAGAGCTAAATAGACAAGTTGATGATTTTGTAACAAAATTTGACGTGGTAAAACCTTTTAGTGGCGCGTTAAAAGAAAGTTTACTTAAAGAAGACACAAATCTTGCTGAAGAAGCAATTAAACTTCTTTCAAATAATTACAAAAAGCCAGAAGACTATGTTAATGATAGTGAATTTTTGAACAATTACATCTTTTCAAACAAAGATATTAAAGACAAAATCGTTAAAGATTACTTGTCTAACATAACTCAAAATTCACCAATTAAAATAGATAAAAGTGGCAGTTCAATAAGTCTAACTCCGCCAAAACAGCCAACAACAATTGCTGAGGCTGGCAAATTGGCAAAATCAATAATTAAACAAAAATAGGAAAGAGAAAAGTGTAATTATATGACAAACGAGTTGTCATATAATATCTCTTGATTTTCTTAAATCAATTTAAATTTAATCACAACAAGTTGTGATATGTTGCAATAAATTTTAATCATATCTTTGCAAGCAAAAATGCTTAAAATTTATCGCAACAATTCTCATACTTCGAATTAAATTAAAATTGAATTCAACAAAATAAAGGAGAATTATGATAGATTTAACAACTGCGCAAAACGCATTAAAAGATGCTTATTTGGTTGCTGCATGTAATCAATTAAACACAAAAACAAATCCACTTCTTGCCAAAATTAAACAATCATCAAGTGATGTTTATGGCAGACAAATTATTAAAATGGCTCCAGTAGGACTTAATGGTGGTGTTGGTGCTGGAACAGAAACTGGCGAATTGCCAACTGCAAATGAAAACAACTACGTTCAATTTAAAACAACTTTAAAAAACCTTTATGGTACAATTGAAATTAGCGATAAAGCTATTAGAGCAAGTGCAAACAACAGTGGTGCATTTGTAGATTTATTAAATGCTGAAATGGAAGGACTTTTAACTGCATCTAAATTCAACCTTGGCAGAATGCTTTATGGTGATGGATCTGGTGCTGTTGGAACAGTTACAGCTTTTGCATCTGGTGTTGCAACTTTAGATAACGTTAAAAACCTTATGGAAGGTATGGTTATTGACGTTTACACTTCTGCTGGCGTGGTAACAGCTAACGTTGGTTTAAGAATTTCTTATGTTGACAGAGTAAACAAAAAAGTTTACTTCACTGTGGCTCCATCAGCAATGAATGAAGGAGATATCTTCTATGTTCAAGGAAGCAAAGATAACGAAATTACTGGTCTTGGTGCTATTTTTGGTGATAGCACAACACTTTATGGCTTAAACAGAGCTGCAAATAAATGGTTAACTCCATATGTTAGCACAACTAGTCAAGAAATTAATGACAACTTATTACAAACTGCAGTTGACTTCTTGGAAGAAAACACTGGTTCAAACATTGACTTCATCACTTGTGGTGCAGGCGTGAAAAGAGCATATCAACAATATCTTGCTTGTTACAGACGTAATATTGACGTAACTGTTTTGGATGGTGGTTACAAAGCAATCAGCTTCAACGGAATTCCTGTTGTGAGTGACAGATTTGTTCCAGATGACACTTTGTATATGTTAGATAGTTCAAAATTCACTCTTCACCAACTTTGTGATTGGGAATGGATTGAAGGAGAAGGTGGTAAAATTTTACGTCAAAAAGCTGGATATCCATCTTACACTGCAACATTAGTTAAATATGCAGATTTAATTTGTGAACAACCAAACGGACAAGCTAAATTTTCTGGCATTAGTGCAACAGTAACAAATCCATTTGTTTCGTAATTAAGGAGAAAAAATGAAAATCAAATTGATTAGAGATGTATATAACATCGCAAAAAGAATTAAAGAAATTGATAAAGATTATTATATTGTGTTCAATACATCAAAAGGTAAATTTGAAGTTCATAATTCTATGCAAATTGGTGGAAGTTATTGTTTAACTTTACCGTATGCTTGTCTTGATGAACGAACTTTAATATTTGTTCGCAAAACAAGCAGTGCAAATATTGATTATGTATTAAATGAAATTGAAAACGACAACAACAAAATTGAAAGCGCTGAAAAAACCAGCGCTTTTAATAATGTTTGTGAGTCCATTGAAAATTTAAGGAGAGAAAATGAAAGTTATTGAAATAATGGCGCAAAGTGCAATGCTTTTGGGTTTAGGAGATGAATTTCTTTTGCTTGAAAATGCAAGTGCTGAACAAGAAACTGAACTTAAAGAAAACAAAAACATTATAAGTTTGTTTGGTTTAAGCAAATACGCTTTTCAAGAGCTTTGCACAAATTATATTCCGCTTGTTGAAAGTGTTAAAATTAAGTCGAACGAAAACAAAATTGAAATTAAAAATTTAACTAATTTTATTCATATTCAAAACGTTAAAAAAGATGGCGAATTGGCAAAATATAAAATCATAAACAGAAACATTATTTTTGAAGAAGATGCTGAATATGAAATTGAATATTTAACTTATCCTGAAATTAATTCTATGTTTGAAGAAGTTGATTTCTTATCTAACTTCAGTGAAGACGTTGTTGTGTGTGGATTGTGTTCCTACTTTTCACTTGCTCACGGAATGTTTGATGAATTTAAAGCGTTCCACGAAGAATACGTTGAAAAAGCGGAAAATTTAAAAGAATTAAAAAGTTTTAATATGCCTCAAAGGAGATGGGAATGAAACATAAAAAGCGTTTAGAAATAACTCGCTTTGATAATGATAATAAAACTGAAGAAATTTGTTTTGATAAGTTTTATAACTATATGCCAACAAACAAACTTAAATGTTCGGTTGGTATTAAAAACGCAGAATTTCCTTTAGGTTATGACGATCCAACTTTATATAGTTTAACATTACCAGAAGGAGTTACAAAATTTCAAGGATTATCGCTTTTTAAACAAAAATTTCCAAACATTGAAAAAGATGTTTACAGATTGTTGGTTTATGGCGATAATAGAAAAGTTTATCTCAATCAAGTTTTAAGATATAGCAGTTCGCTTCATTGGTTGTATGACTTAGAGTTTGAAAACGAACCAATTACACTTGCTTACAAAAAGCAAGATAATGATGCAATCATCATAAGTGATGGAAAGCAGATGAAAATTTGGGAAACAAACTACACACCTTACACAGTGCACAACACACCAATTATCACGGATATGTGTATGCACGAAGGTTTGTTGTTTTGCTGTTTGAAAGAACCGGCTTTTAAAATTTGGTATGCAACCGATTTAAATCCTGAAAAAGTGGGTGATATCAATAGTTATTCTGGTTATATCACACTCCCTGATGGGTTAGGCAATGCAAACAGAGTTATCACTTTTGATGAAAATGTTTATGTGATTCGTGAGTATGGAATTTCAAAAATTAGTTATATTCAAAAAAGTTTTACTGTAAGTGAAGTGTATTCAAGCAATACACAAATTTTTGCAAACACAGCGTGCGTTTGTGGCAATTTATTGTTGTTTATGACAACAGATGGTTTGTACACTTTTAACGGTGCAAGAGTTACAAAAAATGAAATCAACTTTTTAAAGAATTTAAAAATAAATCACGGAATGACGGCATCGTCACTTGCAAGCAAATATTACCTTGCGTGCAAACTTGATTTCGAAGATGAAAAACAAATTTTGTGTGAAGAATATGAGTGTGTAAACAACGCGTTAATTGTGTTGGACGTTGATGATTATTCATACGAAATTGTGCGTGGTGTGGACATTAAAAAATTGCAACCACTTAAAACAGATATCTTTGAAAAAATGTTAGTTGTGTTTAATTTTCACAATGCAGATAAAATTGGTGAAATTGTTGAAAATTCTGTGTGTTTTGATGAAAATTTACCAAAATTTTGGGCATCTCAACAAATTTTTGCAAGTTTTGAAACAAAAATATTTACAAAACTAGTTGTTGATGCGGATAAAGACGTTGAAATTACATTAATTTATGATGACAAAGAAATCACTTTTACAACATATCAAAGCGGAATAAATGAGTTTATGTTCAAATTGTTTGGCAAGCAACTTAAACTTGAAATTAGTTCTAATGAAGAGAATGCCAACGTGAACAAAGTTTATGTGGATTATTATGATTGTTGATGTGGTCGTTTTAAAAAAGTTTAATAGATATTTTCAATATTTGCAAAATAAAAAACAAATAAAACTTTTTAATGTTTATTTAAAAAGTGAAAGGAGCAAAAATGAATTGGAAAAATCGTTTTACAAATTATAATTTTTGGATTTCTATTGTCAGTGCTGTGCTTTTAATTTTGCAAGCTTTTGAATTTCAGTTCGACATT